GCATCGGCACGCAGGAAGATCCCGGGGCTGCAAGTATTCAACGCGTAGACACCGCCATGGAGCGATCGGATGGGTACGCCAGGGGCGTGATTGCTGGGACCGTGCCGGCGCCGAAGCGCATCAAGGCGGCGTGCGCCCGTTACCTAGCAGAGCGCGACGCACCAGGTGAACACGGCATTGCGTGGGACGGCACGCAGCTGGACGCGTTCGTGAGCCGCGCTCAGGTCATGGGCATGAAGCTTCTGCCCTGGCAGGTGCACGTCTGTGCGGTGCTGTTGGCGCGCCGGCGCGCGGACGATGGCACTCCGGCTACGCGCTACGCGCTGTGGTCGGTGGCCCGTGGAGCCGGAAAGACGGGGCTGGTGGTGGCGCTGCTCGAGTGGCTGCTATCCACCGGCGAGGATATGGAACTGTGCGCGGTGGCAACCAATCAGATGAAGGCGAACATCATCCACGGGCGCATCGCCAAGATGCACAACGGCGAGGACCGGTGGCGCTCGGTGGGTGGTGGTGCTTCCACTACGTCGGGTTTGATCCAACACAAGAAGGCTGTATTCAACGCGTTCCCATCGACCGATCAAAGTATGGACGGCCTGGTCCCCCGGCTTCTGATCGCGGATGAGGCCAGTCGCATGGACGCGGCAATCCTGCGCGGGATGTCATCGGTCACCAAGTCACCGACGGGTCAGATGCTGTTCATCACCACGCCCGATCGCGATCAGAAGTCGCGGGAACTCTGGCCCTACTGGCAAGCGTGTGAACTTGCGATTGACCAGGGGACGCCGCTGCCGGAAGGGTGGTGGGCAATGCTGTGGGGCATGGACACGGACGATGTTCCGGACTCTGACCTGGCGGTGCAGCACGCGAACCCGAGCGCCGGTGTGCTTGGCGCTGGCATCCGTGTGATCCGCGACAAGATCGCGAACGCACTGGCGACCGCAGACCCGAAAGCACGGGAAGAAACATGGCTGCAGGAACTCGCCACGTTCACGGATGACCTAGCCGGCGCGCTGCCGCTCGAGCTACTCGACCGCGTTTCAGTCGACGAGGACTGGGATATGTTGGCCGGTGCAGCCGGCGTGGTGGCTGTCGACTTTAGCCAGGGGGGATTCGCGTTCGGATCGCAGTGCGATCTGACCTCGCTGTGCCTTGCGGTGTGGGATGGGACGAAGGTGCACACGCGCGGATATCACTGGTGGGCCGGCGCTGATATCGCTTTTGATGAGAAGCGAACCCGCCAACCATTGCAGAAATGGGTGGACGATCACGCACTTTCGCTCGCTGGAGGCCCCACTATTGACCTCGATTTGGTCGAAGCAAGGCTTGTGGAGATCTGCCGGACCTACGATATCCGCGCATTTGTCGCCGATCCTGTGGGTAAAGCGAGCGCGTGGGCGGCTCAAATGGAGCGGAAACACGGCTGGAAATGGCACAAAGCGCCGCAAACGATCGTGTGGATGGGTGGTGGCTGGGCTGTTTGGAGCGATTGGATTCGCGCCGAACGCATCCGATGCAAGCCGGACCCAGTGCTGCGAGCGTGCTTGGCGTCGGCTCGGCTCTATGTCGGACTCACCGGACTGGCCATGCCGGTGAAGCAGAAGAGCACCAGCAACATCGATGCGCTCACCGCACAGGTCATGGCGGCGCGCGTGTTGAACGATCTGCAGATCATGGGAGGCAGTATGTACGAGACTCAACCGGGCTTCTGATTACTGCGCGTACGTACGCCGCATACACAATTTGAAATAGTGTCTACACACCGTTGACGCGGTGTATGTAGGCGCTATTGCATTCGTGAAATGTCGTGGTGTAGTACGGGAATGGGATCATGGTTGGGTAAATTCTTCCGCCGCCCGATCGCGCAAACGATCATCAGCTACACACCGCTGACGTTTTCGACGGTATCCGCTGATCTACTCGGCGTCCCCGCCATTGTGCGTGCCGTGAATCTGATCAGCACCGATTCAGCGCGGTTGGATCTCACTGTTACGCGTCGCGACGGGTCCGTAGTTGAGGACTCGCCTGCGGTCGATCTGCTCTACGGGAACACCGCTTCCTTCCTGAGTGGATACGAAATGCGTAAGTGGCTGGCGACGTCGGCTCTCTACTTCGGCAATGGCTACCTGCTCATCCGGCGCGATCTCCGCACCGGCGATCCGGTGGCTTTGGATCCGGTTGACCCGTCTGCCGTCAGCGTTGAGATTAAGGGGTCAGAAGCCCGTTACATCGTCAACAATTCGGTGGTGGATGACTCAAGTCTGATCCATGTGAGGGCCTCGACGGACCCTCGCAGTCCATGGCTCGGGGTGTCTCCGATTGACCAGTGCTCTCGCGTGCTTGGGACTCAAGCCATTCTGGACCAAGCAATCGAGGAACTGGCCAAATCCGGCTTTGTCGGAAAGCTCGCGATCGAGCACCCCGGGCCCCTGACTGCTACGGCGCGCGATTCGATGCGTACCAAGTGGGCAGAGCAACACAGCGGCGCAGACAAACTCGGCTTCCCGGCGTTCTTCGGCGAGGGAATGAAGGCATCGCAGATGGCTGCGGACGCTGCCGCTCGTTTGATGGACGCCAAGAAAATGGGCGTTGAAGAGGTGGCGCGTGCATTCGGCGTGCCTCCGCAACTGCTGTACCAAGGTGAAGGGCGCTCACAGCCCGAGATCGCTCAGGCGTACGTCACGCATTGCCTGGCTCCGTTCTGCGCCGGCATCGATGCCGAACTGTCGCGCAAGCTGCTCCCACCAGGTGAGCGCATGAAGACTGATCTCGTTCCGATCACACAGGGCGACTTCCGCACAGCCGGAAAGTCGTACGCAGCGCTGGTGGGTATCGGCGTGCTGAGCCCGAACGACGCACGCGTGCGGCTCGGTCTGCCGCGCATCACAGGCCTTGACGATCCGGCGCCGGTGATCTCCGGCATCACACCCGCTGCGAATCTCGCAGACGCAGAGGAAGGCGACCCACCATATGAGTGATCTCGAAACACGCCAGGCATCCATCGGCACCGTTGAAGGCAAGACCATCACCGGCTACGCCGCGCTCTACAACTCATGGAGCAAGCCGCTCATGGGTGCGAAGGGCACATTCACGGAGCGCATCGCGCCTGGTGCGTTTGACGCATCGATCGCAGCCGGTGCATCGCTGTGGTTTATGCACGATTCGAAGCAGATTCTTGCCAACACCAAGAGCGGCACGCTGGCTCTTGAATCAGACGCGCAAGGTCTGAAATACACCGCCACGCTCGGCGATTCGCAACGCGACGCAGACGTGCTCGACCTGGTTAAGCGCGGCGTAGTCAGCGAAATGTCCTTTGGATTCTCAGTTCCACCAGGTGGGGATTCGTGGGCCGGTGAGAAGCGCACGCTCAATTCAGTCAATCTTAGAGAAATTTCACTAGTCGAAGTGGGTGCCTACAACGCCACTACTTCATTCGTCAGATCACAAGAAACGCCAGTCATCACAAAGGTAATCAAGCCAATGAACATCCGCACCATGAATGCAAAGCTCGCAGAACTGCGCGCACAGAACGTCGAAGGCACTGAAGCAGAAACCCGCGCCGAAATCGTCGCACAGATCGAGGAGATCACCGAGGCACGCAACGCCGCGATGGCTGCCGCTGATGGCATCCGCGAGGCTGCGACCCCGATCCAACGCACGATGGACCGACGCGACGCAAGCGAAGAGTGGCGCGCATCGCCCGAGTACCGCGACCAGTGGCTCAACTACCTGCGCGGCGGCCGTATGCCGGAACAGCGCGCGTACATGTCCACCACTAGCCCTTCGACCAACTCGGTGCTCATCCCTAAGCTGTACACCGACGCTATGCAGCACTACGCAAATGCTGCCACAACGGTCAGGGGCTTAGTTGATTACAAGAGTGGCGTTACGGGCTACCAAACGCTGCGCTACAACGCGCTGTTCAGCACGGACACGATTGTTAGTGCATGGACTCCATCGGACTCCGGTACGCAAGCGAGCACCGAATTCAATCCTGTCTTCGCCGAAGTTCCACTGGCACCGGCTGCGTGCTTGCCATTCACAACCGTATCGAAGCAACTGCTCTTGCAGTCCAATTTCGATCTGGAGGCCGAAGTTGCCGACAACTTGACTCGCCAGTTCGTTCGCAATAGTGATTGGGCCTTGCTAGCTGGTTTGGGAACCACCGGTACAAACGGTGCGACCACGCATCAGCCTGTCGGGATCCACACCGTGAACACTGGTTGCACAATCCGCGCGTTGACCAACCCGTCCGGTACTCAGGATCGTGCGCTCGCAGTGACCACTGCGTGCACAGTAGCGAACCTCACCCACATGCGATACACGAGTCTTCCTGCGAGCTACTGGGGATCGTCATCGTGGCTCATGTCGCAAGACGCGTACGCAAAGATCGCCGGTTTGACGATCAATGGAGTGCCCGTGTTTATCCCATCCGCTGATGCCGTGGGCCAAGCCGGAGCCGGCTTCACCCTAATGGGACTCCCAGTTTTCGTAAGTGAGTTCCTCCCGACGCATAACAGCACCGCAGGGGGCAAGAACGTCGTTCTGTCGCTGGGCAGCCACCAAGAAGCCTACAGCGCACGGGAGTGGGCAGGCGCTTCAATCATGCGCGATGAAATGACCTTGGCGGCTTCCGCCCAGGTGAAGTTCCAGGGCACGATGTTCATGAACGGCAACTTCACTCGCGCGAAGGCCATCGTGCAGTGCCAAGTCACTAACGCCTAATCATCCTCTCAGCAGCGGTGGGGGCGGGTCTTCGGACCTTCCCCCCCGCCGTATAGGAAACCATGTCAGCAATACCGACGACATTAGACGACGTGCGTGCATGGTTGAAGAAGGGGCATCGAGAAGATGACCCGGCTATCGCCGCTTCATTGCGCGCGGCTGTCTCCATGTGGGAGGCTGCGACCAACCGCGGCGTGGCGCTGATGTCGGAAGAAGAGTGGATGGCTATCCGGCTGCAAGTCGGTGGCCTTGAACCGTGGCGCGGCGATGACGCCGTGACCCCCGAGCCGCACCCGTTCATCCAGACCATACGGCGGATGCACTCAGACCAATCGATCGGATGATCAACGATGGCTGGCTGTGGATTCTGGCGCGAAGTCTTTACGGTGCAAACGTCTACCCAGACGGTTGACGCACTTGGCCAGGCTGACTTGTCCTGGCTGACTGTCGGCACGGTTCGCGGCATGATCAAGCCAACGCAGCGGGAAGTGGTTGACGATCTCGGCGTGTCGATCCGGACTGACCTGGACATTGAGACAGCGTGGAGTCCGATCATCAACGCACGCAGTCGGCTCATCCTGGACGGGACGACCTACAACGTATCGAGCGTGGTGGATCCGGACAGTGGGCGTAGGAAGCGGCTTCGCGTGATCGCTACGGAGGTGACGCAATGAGGCGACATGACCGCGACATGAGTCCGATTTCAACGCCGTACCGACGGGCGGCGGTCAATTCGGGCGCGACGCAAATGCATTTGCAGGTCGACAATTCGACCGTGGCTGCGGCGCTTGGCCGGCTGAGCGCTGAACTCAATGAGAAGGCGCGCCGCACGGGCATCCGCAGGGCGCTACGTCCGTTCGTGACGGAACTTCGCGGCGTAGTCGGCACTGGACCATATCGCGGCAAGAACCTCCACCGGAAGGCAATGGCGAGCGCCGTAGGCATCGTGATCAAGCGCGGTGGGGCAGGACCCGAAGCCAAACTGATCGCGCAGCTGGGCGTGAGATACGGCAAGAAGGGCGGCAAGGCTGCGCGGGGCCGGCAGGGCGTGTTCCATTTGCTCGAGCAGGGCTACAAGCACGGCGGCAAGGGCGAGCAGAAATACACCAACTCAGCAAACCCTTCACCAGGCAAGGGCAACACCTGGTCGAAGCAGCAGGACCGCGACGCCACTGGCCGGTGGACATCACCACGGTTCCGAGTGGCACGCGGTGGCGCGCGACGCATCCCTGGTAGTGGGCGGGCGCGGTCTTGGGCACAATCGGCGATCGGACGAATCACGGATGCAATGGCACGCGAAGTTTTGGTGGAAGCCAAGAAGCTGCTGGGGGGTAAATAGTGGGCCTCCTATCTGCCATCAAATCGCTGTACCTCGCGATCAGTAGCGCCAAGACGGACGTGTCGGTTGGTCTGCGCCGTGCCGGCGATCCGACCCCGTACATCGTCTACGAGGTTACGCAGATGGATGTCGAGGTATCGATGCCATCAAAACTCGCAGGCCACTACACGATGCAGGTGACGGCCGAGTGCGTGGCGAATACAGCCATCGATGCCTGGGACGTCGCTGACGATTTACTGGCTCAGTTCAGCGGAAATGTAGTGGACAACGTTAATGACATCACACTGGTGCTGGTGGCTGTGAGCGCAAGCGCGCGGACCGACGCACCTGATGACGGACAAAGTGACGCCGAGCGCGTCGTGACTCTCGTACTAACCATCTTGGCGAAGGACATCTAATGGCTCTCATCTCAGGCTACGGCGGCGTCATCCTCTTCTCGGGCTTCACGGCATCCACCGGGATCACCATGCAAGTGAAGAGCTTTACGCTCAACATCGAGAAGGACTCGCTCGAAGTGACGGCGATCGGTGACTGGCGCAAGAAGTACGCGCCCGGACGCACCCGGATTTCCGGATCGCTGACGTTGTTCCGTCAAACTTCTACTGCGGATGACCTGTTGCGGGCTCACTTGATGCCGACTTCCTTGGCAAACAGCGTCAACGCCGTCCTAACACTCAAGTACACCGATCAGGGGAACTTCGCGTATTGGAACAGCATGGACGTATCCGGTAGTCCGGCAGCCTGGAACATCCAAATCACTTCCGCATCGTTCAGCGATGACGGCACCGGAGCCGGCACCTGGGAACTGAGCTGGGAGCAGCAGTGAGCCTCGATCCGTCAAAGGTCATTTCTTCGGCTCCGCGCACGGTTGAGATCGTCGGCATTGGGCCGGTGGTGGTCCGGCGTGCGACCCTGGCGGATATCTCATTGGCCGGCGATATGCAATTCTGGTGGACGCGCTTGTTCACGCTTCCTGATGGCTCGCCGCTGTTCGCGCCTGGTGCGGACGTGGGCGCGCTGGATCACGAGGTGGCAAGCGCGCTTATCGACGAGGTGAACCGTCCCCGTTTTACAACGCCGCTACCAAGCGGCTCTACCGAAACGCAAGCCCCGAAATGAGGATGCAAATGGACGCAGGACTGGCGGAGGAACTAACCACCGATGAACGGTGTGAATACCTACTGACGATCATTGCGTCCGCGCTGACTCACAAGCGGCCTTCTGAATTGGTTCCTTGGTTGCGAAAGAAGGGCATAAACCGTGGCAGATAAGAGCATGAAGTCAGTGATCTACGCGGAAATGGATACCAGTGGTATCACGCGTGGCGTCGCCAAGACTACCGCGGAACTCGGCAAGCTGAATAAGACGGCCCGGAGTGGTGCGGCTGCTGCTGGGATCACCGCGACGCTACAGATGACGCAGATGGCGTTCCAAGGGATCTCGCAAGTGTTCCAAGGCGTCGAGCGTCGGATGGCGGAATTGAATGGCGCGGCGCTCAAGTATTCGGGCGCGGCGATGGGCGCAAACAACTTGGCAAACGCCGAGAGAATGAAAGCAGATATTAAGATCGGCGCAGCGGTCACGCCTGGATCAATTCAGGCCTCCCAGGCTAAAGGTGATATTGCTAACGCTGAAGCAGCGCGCATCGAGCGTAACGCCGGCGGCATCAATGCTGGTATGGGAGCTGTAGCACGAACCAGTGCCAATTATGGCGCACAGACCAATATGCTGCTTGAAGCTGCAGCGAGTGGATTAGGTGCAATCGAACAGTTTCTATCCGGTGACTTTGCCGGAGCCAAGAATAGTTACATGGCATACGGATCCCAACTCGGCGAACTTGGGAACGCGCAGAACTACGCCTATCAAAACCAAGCACCTGGACGCGGTATGGCAGGCTCGGAAGAGTATTTGCGGCAGATCGCTGGCAGTTTGAAAGCGGGGGCACAGTAATGGGCTACGGAATTATTGAGATCAAAGACTCCCGACAGTGGAACTTTGAGAACGTGGATGAAACGACACTCACGGCGGTCTACTTGGCGTACTGGGAGCCGGACACTGTTGGACAGGCATACCCGGGCGACGGTTTGGTACTAACGCAGACCGGGATGCCAATGGTGCAGACCAGACCGGCAGCTGCAATTCACACCGCGCCGCCGGCAGCCATGAATACGTTTATCGCTGATCTTGTGTGTCGTTCGGTGAATGCCGTTCCGGAACCGTCAGTTCCATACACCTGGCGAGTGACCGCGGTTTACTCAACGATGAGCCCGGTCGACGCGACCAAACAGGGCTACGGAGCCAAGCACACACTAGCGATCAGCGGCCGGCAATATGCCGAGTACCGCACCGGTGTAACACTGCCGGTGAATGGCACTGTTGCATGGCCGCCACCCGCCGATATCGGTGGAACAAAAATTGACTTAAACGGCAATCCACGCGCCAAGGAATTGCCGCAGATCACCAGGCAACTCGAATACAAGTGGGACCGGACGCCGCTGATTTCGACCACCACGCCAGTCGATCCGCCATTCCAGACCTTCTTTGACGCGATCAACAAGCGAAACAGCGTCGCGTTTATGGATGCGTCAATCGGGACCATGCTCTATAAAGGCTGCTCCGCGACGCTGGACCGTGAGATCTGGCGGCTGGTGCATACCTGGGTGTTTGATTCTTACTACCACGTCGAGCAGATGCCGACGCCGAATCCAACCGGGCAGCCGATTCTGTTGCCTGGAATATCGATTCCCCAACCAACTGGCCCTGCTCAGCAAATCAACCAGTGCCAAGGCGTTTGTTGGTATCAGCGCTACCCGAACACCACAGATTTCAATACCTCGTTCCTCCCTGCCGAAATCGTCGCCGATTTCGTCAAGGGCTACCCGCCGATGCTGCATTAATGTCCTACTCGCAACCACTTTTCCACGGCGGGATGTACGGCAAAGCGAACGCCGTGGTGTGCAATGGTTGGCAAACGGCGGCGAACGCCACGCAGCGCTACAGCGAGGCGATGGTGTGGGCTAATGAGCAGCTCGTCAAGGGTCAGATCGTCACGCAGGGTCTGTGCGAGGTGGTCAGCGCCACGCTCATTTCCGGAGCATCCAACCGGTGGAATTACACCATCAAACTGTGGACGCCCGCCGGCGTGCTTGGCACTGGCATCACCTTGAGCACCACGGATTCGCGGTTCAGCTACACCAACTGCCGCAACATCCGCGAGGAACACAACCTTTCAAATTTTGCAGATGGGATGTCTTTGACCTCTCCGCCAGCGTCGATCGGTCCGGTAGGAAGCAATTACTCCGGCAGCGCCTGGACTACTACAGGCCTCGAGGCGAAGGTGCTGGTGTATGTGGTCTATGACTCATTCGGCAAGGCGTACCCCTTCTTTGATCGACCTAACCCTATCCGGTGCACCTAATGGCCAACCTAACGCTCGGCACTCCAATTCCGCCGCAAGTCATCTGTAAAGGTGAAGTGTTTGCCGTCTCGATGCACGTGCACGACGATGGCGCCAACTTCCATTGGACGAACGCAGGATTCACGCCGAAGGGCTATCTCACCGTGGGCACGGTCACCGTGCAAGGCACCGGCGCGGTGGTCAACGCTGGCGGTGGCACGGCTACGGTGTCTTGGACTGCCGCGCAAACGCTGACCGTAGACGCCAACTCGTGGGGCACCATCGTCCTATACGCCGACCCAACATCCGGCAGCGAGAACCGACATATCGCGACCATCTTCGCACGCATCACAGCAGAAAGCATTCCGTAACCATGTTTACCTCCATGTTTCGGCGTTCCATGTTGGGTGCTTCAAGCGGCACTACTGCTGAAGTACTAGTAGTCGCTGGTGGCGGCGGTGGTGGTGGCGCGGGCGCGGC